CCCTCCAGTGCCGCGATCCGCGCTCGTGGGACGTTCACCAAGCACATTAGTATTCACAATCGTGGATGGTCACATATCAGACACTTTGTCTCGTCTAGGGCGGGTGCGAAACCCGAGTGTACTGTCAATATTGGTATGGGAACTTGCAATTGGTTACACGACTGCCCTTTGGGATCACAACCTCATATCGAGGTTGTCATTCGGATCTCGGATGCTGTCGTAACACAGCGTCTTCATCCTATAAACTTGCTCTAATGCAATCTGCCTAGCTGGATCTACTCCAAAAGCCCTCCAAAAGGAAAGGCGGGTATAACTATCTACAGGGGAGTATTCCCTCTTCATTCCAGCTGCTAGTCGGGATAACCCCGTATCCTGCGTGGGATCATTGGTAAGAGCTTTAACATTGCCTGAATTTCGTAACAAGCAAGCATAGAACTCCTGTACAATGGGTATACCTCCGGTGAGAGATATACCACCCTCGCCAACTGCCTTAATCCATCTCTTGAACAGCTTTTCGCTATTGAGTGGCTTAATGCTTAAGCAATCTTTTGATACACTAACTGGATACTTACGAACCATCAAACATCCTTGCGGCGTACGTACTGGGTGGGACTGACAGAATTCGATTTCTTCCAAAACTTTAACAGGCTTCCCTATCTTCATATTGAAACCTTTTTCCAGAAACCAAAGGTCTAGCGTTGCGATCTTTTTGAAATCTCGAGATTCAATGATTAGCACACAATCATCTCCATCGTTCGCTAGCCTAAATTTACGCACTTTAACTGACATCATGTAACAATACACCTTGGCGCACATTAGTAAACAATTACCAAGTGCAGTGTTCATGTCTCCAGACATCCGTTTTCCTACCAGCGTAAATTTAATCTTTCCGTTCTCCGCTCTTCCATAGCCCTTGTTAACAAGCTGCCAAGATAAGAGTTGTTCAAATCTTTTGTCTTTAGGGAAAAACAGCTTGTACACGCTGTGTTCCCAAGTAAGGGCTTCCTTGCTCACATGCTGATCGAATCGTG